CTATACAAGAATGCTAGGCTAGAGTTTGAGAAAACTTTGCAAAACATACAGAAACTATTACAACAAACATGAAAAAACTAAAGGATTTAGCACAGATTTGCTTTCTAGCATTTCTGTGTCTAGCAATCTGTTCAGGAATTCTAGAGATTGCTATTTGGCTAAATAAGCCCTTCGCATACTTACTGTCGATTTCTATTGCTTTTTTAGTAATTTGGGGAGCAGTTGAAATCTACGAGCGTGCTAAATGAATTACCCTGACTCAATATTCTTATCTAGACATTCATACTTTGAGAAGAGGTTTGCTCGTTTGATACGAAGAGCCTTGTCGGATCAGTACAATGAAATGGCTGATTTATTTGCCACAGGACAAGACATCGGCAAGGTTGATGATAATGGGTTAAAGATGGTTTATCAAGCCATGTATCAGCTTATAATGGAGGATGAGGGGACTTTAACTTGGAACTCAATGGTTGCGCCTATAACCAACCAAGAGATTTCTAAAAAAGACATATTTGATGAGATTGCAAGTACTCTAAAACCTCAAGAGGTTGGTGAGATGACATCGTTTTGGAGAAGGTTAATGGATGGATTCTTACAGACCTACATTATCTTTAGAATTAGCGAAGTTCTAAGCACGGGAATTAAGCGTGTTAACGACCTTATCTTTAAGCAGAGAGGTCTAGGGTTAAGTGATGAGCAGATAACGCAGCTAATACGCTCTGTAGACCTTGAGCTAAGAGCTAACACGATTGCACGAACTGAAGTAACCAATGCAATGAGCAAGTCACAACTTCTTGCACTAGAAAGCTCAGGTTTGAATTGGCAAAAGGCATGGAAAGCTATTCGTGATGATAGAACTAGAGATGCCCACTTATTTACTGATCCTAAGTTGTTTATTCCAATCAAGGACAACTTCATTATCAATGGTCAGCAACTAGCATATCCTGGAGATTCAACTCAAGGAGCTTCTATGAGCAACACTATTAATTGCAGATGCAGGTTGACTTTCAAACAGGAGGGTTCTCGCTTTGGATTCACAAATCGTTAAAAAGCATTATCTTTGAGTATGGATTTATCAAAAGCATTAAAATCTGGTTATTATCAAGCTCTATACCCAGAGATAGGTGTTCCTGTATATGATGCGTTTTCAATACCTGAGATGGCTACATATCCATATGTAATCATTTCTACCATTACCACTTCTGAAATTGTAAATACAACCTGCAAGAAGTTCAATGCTGAAGTAACCCTTGACATTGTAACGGGTTTTACAAGACCTACCGGTATGGATGAGGCATTTGACATTGCTGAGGATATTGATGCAATAATAAATCCAATGAGTTTAGTTGACATCGATATTAACGCTTACGGATGGGAGATTGGAAATACCAATCTTGCTTCTTCAGATAGCGTTCAGTTAAAAACAGGAGAATATTGGATTTACAGAAATATTAGAACCTATTCTCACATAGTCGTACCATTTTGATAATAAAAAAAAATCTGATACCTTTGAAATAATAAAATAAAAATACTATGGCTAACGAATTATTTAGTAAAGATATTGGTGTCTATGTAGACATTTCAACTACATCAACCCCTAACTGGAAATTGGCGGTTTGTACCTCTTCAAAATCTTTGTCTATTTCCGTAGGCTCTACTGAAATCAACAACGACTGTACAGGCAATTTCGTAAGAAACCTTCCATCTACTGCTTCTTGGACTATGTCCTTCGAGGGTGATGTTAATACCAATCCAGGTGCTGGTGAAATTTCCGCTGAAGAATTATTTGGATACGCTATTAGCAGAGATGTAAAGAAATTCAAGTTTGAATCAGTTGACGATTCTTACATCAGATATGGAGAAGGATTTATCTCTCAGTTTGACGAATCAGCTAGTGCGCCTGAATATCAGACATTCTCTGTATCTATTTCTGCATCTGGACCTCTTTCCGCATCAGTACCAACCTAATTTCTGTTTTCGTGTTTGTGTTTAGTTAAAAAGCCTCTTTTTTAGGGGCTTTTTTTTTGCTTGTCACAATTATTCCTAAATTAGTGGCATGACAGGAATAATGAAACTTAGCATAGGCGGTGTAGACCGAGTTTTGCGTTTTAACAACTATTCGGCTATTGAGTTAGCAAAGATTATTTACAAGGGTGAGCAAGTTGATTTTGATACTGAAGACTTGCTAAGCAGAATAATGAAACTTAATGAGAAGAATCATTTTTTACTTGTTAAGACATTAATTTACGCAGGTATCATTGGCAATGACTATGTTGTTGGCTTCGAGGAGACTGTAACTGTTGAGCAAGTAGGCGAATGGATTGCAGATATTAGTGAAGCTGATATCTATACTGTGTGGCAGACTTTTTGGAGTTCTATGGGAGTTAACTTGCCTGAGATTAAAGAATTGGAATCAAAACCAGATTCTGTTGCTGAAAAAAAAAAATAACTTGGATTGACATTTGCCAAGAATGTTTTGGTGAACTTCGCATACTTCCTCGAAATTTTTATGAAATGACTTTTGCTGAGACTATTTTGACCTTGCGTGGTTATCAACTTAGTCAAGTAAGAGAATGGGAAAAGTATAGATTAGTAGCTTACCAGGTTTACACTTCAATTCCTAAGAAAGGTCCAAACAAATCTATTAAGGACTATTTCCCTTTGCCTACTGATCTTTCAGGTAAGAAATATGACCCAGCCTTGATTAAGGCTAGGAGGCAAGCATTCTTAGATAAGATGGCTAAAAATTAGTATTTTTGAAACATGAATGAGCTTCAAATAAGATTAACTGGCGATATAAAGGATTTGCAATCAGCCCTTAACAAGGCTAAGGCAAGTATAAAGTCTTTTGAATCTGAGACCGGAACGGATTCTGAAAAATCCAATGTTGGGTTTAGAAGAAAGATTGGATTAATTGAGCAGTTAACAGTTAAAGCTAAAGGTCTAAAACTTTCTTTGACTCAAGCCACCAATGAAAAGCAAATCGCTGGTTTTAATGCTCAACTTGAGCAAACAAATCAAGAGCTTGCTAGACTTAATGCTTTAGGAAAGACATTTGCTAGTTCTACAGTTCAATCATTTGATAAATTTAGAGTATCCGCAGGAGCAGCAGGTGGATCAGCTATTGCATTCAATAGAATTATTCAGGATGCTCCTTTTGGTATTATTGGTGTTGGTAACAACATCCAACAGTTTGCAGAACAATTAACTGCTTTAAAGGCTACTACTGGTAGCACCGGTGCTGCTTTAAAAACATTCTTTACTAGCTTAATTAGTCCTGCTAACCTAGTTGTGCTTGCAGTTTCAGCTATTACTGCTGCATTTACCGCTTATCAATTAGGTGTATTTGATTCAAAAGAAGAAACAAAGGATTTAACATCAGAGACTGAACAATTTAATCAATCATTAAATAATGTTGTAAAATCTTTAAATGCTGTTGATTCTGCTAGGTTACAAGGAAATAAAAGTGCAGCTAATGAATTAGTTGAGCTTGAATTACTAAACTCTGTTTTAAGTGATACTTCTAATTCTGAATCTGAAAGATTAAGGGCTTACAATACTTTGTTAGAAAAGTATCCTAGAATTATAAAGAATATATCAGATGAACAAAAGCTAGTTGAAGGATTAGGTCAAACTTATAATTTACTTGTAAATGCTATAATTGAAAGAGCTAAGGCTGTTGCTGTTGAAGAAAAAATAGTTGAATTAGCTAAGGAAAGACTTGATTTATTGCAAAAAGAACAAAATGAAACAAGATTTCAGAATGATTTAATAAAACAAAGAACTGATTTAGAAAAACAACAAGCAGATGCTTTAGCAAAAATTAATGCTCCAGAAACTAAAAATACAGAAAGACAACAAGCATTAAGAGATTTTTCAGATACTCAAGCAGCATTAAAAAAATTAGCAGAAGAAAACAGTCTATTTGGCAGTATTACTGAAAAAACTAATAATGCACTTATAAAAAATGATGCTTCTGTAAATAATTTAAAGGAAGCGTATAAAAGTCTTGATTTTGGATTAATTAGTGTTCTTGATCCATTAGATTCAGTATCAGAATCAGCGGAAGGTATAAACAGAGTTTTTGATTTAAATATTGCTTTATTACAAAGATTTGGAAATGAAGCAGATAATAATAAAAAGAAAATAGAGGGTCTAGGTGACTCTTTCACTAAATCATTTGAACAACAGCAAAAGTCTCTTTTTGATACAATTGCTACTCTTAAACAAAATCCTACTCTTGGACTTAACGCTGCTTTAATTCAAATTTATACTAGCGAATTAGAAAAAATTGATGCTTTAATTGGTTCCATTGCCTCAAAAAGAGTAGAAACAGAATTACCTCCTATTGATACAACTCAAGTAGAAGGTTTTGAAGGTCCTGATCCAAATGCAGTAAATGCAGCTGGAGATTTGCCATTTAGTATTTCTGAGATTGAAGCACAAATAGCTATTTTAGAAAAGCTTAAATCTGTAACAAATGACTCTACTCAATTAGGTAAATATAATGAGCAGATAGCAAATTTAAAGAATCAACTTAACGGATTAAGTGAAACTAAAGACAAAACTCAGGAAAGTATTGATGCGATTGTAAACGCTTTTAGTACTCTTGGAGCAGGAATTGCAGCTTCACTAAACATTGGAGATAGAGCATTAAGAGGTTTCGTTACTACTTTGCTTTCTGCTACTCCTAAAATTATTGAAGCTATACTTTCTAAATCTAGAGCTACAGGAACAGCAGCAGAAAGAGAAAATATTGCCAATGCGAAATTAGCAGCTGGAAATTCAGTTGTAGTTGCAACAGAAGGCGCAAAGGCATTAGGCCCAGTTGGATTAGCTTTACTTCCTGTATTTATTGCAGGTGCTTTAGCTTTAGTAAGCTCTGCATTTAATAAAGCAGGAAGTGGAGGAGGAGGTGGCTCTGTATCAGCTGGAACAGGCTCTACCTTCACAAACAGAAGAGAATTTGGTGGTCCTGTATCTAAGGGCAGAGCATACATTGTAGGTGAAAAAAGACCTGAGTTGTTTGTTCCTAACACTAGCGGAATAATTCTTCCTAAAGTGCCTTCAATGGATTATTCTGGTGCATCAATGTCAGCAGGAGCAATGGCAATAGATGTCAACATTCAAGGAGTATCTTATGGAGATGACATCTTGTTCACCGTTCAGCAAGCTCAAATTCGCAGAGGGGTAAGATAAAAAAAACCTAGGTCATGAACCTAGGTATTTACTAACATTTAACCCAAAATAAACTATGAAATTCTTTTTTTAAACACTGCAATCTTGCGGACTACATCTTCATCAATCTCGTAGTTGATGCAAGTCCTTTCAATTAATTGTTCTGTTATCTCAGGTGCGTATGACCTGATTTCGGCAATCGTCTTAGCGATTACATCTGAGCTTTCTTTTAGTGTTCGTGTCATGATGACTCAATATTAATAGATTGAATATTCTAAGTCAAGAGATTCCTTATT